CGGAAATTGCAGCGTTCCTTGGGCACTATTATCAAAGGTGAGAACAGTGCGCTAACTGACGTGTTCTACTCAGCATCAACTCTCAAAGGCTGGAGCGGCTCCCCTATTTTGTCTGGACAGAAGAAGGTAGTCGCTCTGCACTGTGGCACAACTGGCGAACACAACCGCGGCTTGAATTTCGCGTATATTCGTTTTTTCATCGACGTCCACGAGACAATGTTGGTGGAGAGCAATACACCGATTGAAAAGGCGTACCTAAAGTCGTTCCGAGGAAAGAACGGCAGGTTAGCCAGACGGAGGGAAGAGCTTGAGTTGGAGTACCTTGAGGATGACGCACACACTAGGTTTGCGCATGCCGTCAAGGTCAATCAAGCGTCGAACGGAATGGTGTGGATGTCACATGATGACGAGGTCATTGCATCCGCACCTTCCGCATTCTTCAGCAAGAGAGAGTTGCTCTATGAAGACGAGTGCGCCCTTCCGATCACTCAGCAAAAGCCATGTGAGATCGAAGAAAAGAGTGTCCCAGTTCCTGCCTCTCCGAGAAGGAGTGGACTGTTTTCGTTTGCCGAGAACGCTCCCTTTGCAGTTGAGAAGACCCACCAATGTTTGGGGGCTCCTTACTTCAAGGGTCGTCCGGTAGACTACGCAGCCCACGTCGACTTGGAAGAAGCCGAGGCGCTGGGATACGACCCAACGGCTTTCAGCATGCCGTTGGCGGTGGACCGCGAGACCGCCATGAGAGGTCGAAAAAGTCACTCAGCTTGAACCTACAGCAGACAGTTGATGTTCGGTCGAACTACGAACCCCCAAACAGCGAACTTAGAGCGAACGCTAAGATGATCCTTATGGACATGCTTAAGCCTCTCAGGTACGAGGTCGACGGGTTAGGAGTTACGGCTGACAAAATCAGAGATCAGCTCAATTCAAGCGCAGTGTCTGGTTCGAAATCCCCCGGATTACCTTTTGTGTTAGAAGGTCACACTTCAAACGCCGATCTCATGTCCAAAATGTCGATAGACGAGCTAATAGAGCGAGTCATGTCGTCATATAAGGACGGGACTTGGTGTGAGAATTCGATCAACTTTCTCAAAATTGAGCCCACCAAGAAGAGCAAGCTTGAGGCTGGCATGGACCGCACGGTGCAAGGTGTCGGTCTAGCCACACAGCTAGTGATGCGATGCTTCTTTGGAGGAATCATGGATGCGGCCACAGATGGGTGTAGGAAAAGCCCAATCATGGCCGGGTGGAGCCCTCTCAAGCCCGGAGATGGAGAGTTTCTCTGGGGTGCTTTAGAGAGAAAGAAGCACAAACTTCTCGAGTACGACGGACAAAATTTTGAGTACGTCGCTCATACAGAGGAAGCCTATGCTGACGTCACAAGCGTCATGATTGGATTGGCCTTGCCGGCCGCGGGAACGTCTTCGGAAAGATTGAACGTTTGGCGACGGGAAGCAGCAAAAGTCATGGAGCTGACTGGCAAGTCAGGCTACCACTGTGCGGATGGCACGGTCATCAAGAAGTTAGTGCCGATTGCTCTCAACAGCGGGCGATTCGATACCTACATCAGGAACTCAATCACTGGTGCGTACTGGACTGTGATCGGACTGCTAGAATGTGGATGCTCGCGCGACGAGATTCTGAAGATGCTTCTGAAGTTCGGGGGCGACGACTTTATTGGAGCCGTCCCTGCTGACTTCGAGCACCAGAAACTCATCGACGCGA